CGCCTCTGACGATTACCGGAAGAACTTCTGGAACGCCATGCGCTCCAAGGTTCCGATGCCCAATGTGACCAACGCCCTGCAGATTGGCACGGACTCCGAGGGCGGCTACCTTGTGCCGGATGAATACGAAAGGACTCTGGTGGAGGCATTGGAGGAGGAGAACATCTTCCGGCAGATGGCAAAGGTCATCAAGACTTCCAGCGGCGACCGGAAGATTCCTGTTGTTGCGTCCAAGGGTACGGCGTCGTGGATTGACGAGGAGGGCGCATACCCGGAGAGCGATGACTCCTTCGGGCAGGTTTCCATCGGGGCATACAAGCTGGGCACCATGATCAAGGTTTCCGAGGAACTGTTAAACGACAGCGTCTTTGACCTGCCGTCCTATATCTCCCGCGAGTTTGCCCGCAGGATCGGTGCGAAGGAAGAGGAGGCGTTCTTCACGGGGGACGGCAAGGGCAAGCCGTTAGGCGTCCTGGCTGCCACGGGCGGCGCGGAAACGGGCGTGACCGCAGCGTCCGCCACGGCTGTGACGGCGGATGAGCTGATGGATTTATATTATTCGCTGAAATCTCCGTACCGCAAGAAATCCGTGTGGGTGTTAAATGATTCCACTATCAAGGCCATCCGCAAGCTGAAGGACAGCAACGGGCAGTATCTGTGGCAGCCTTCCCTTACGGCAGGCACGCCGGACACCATCCTTGGCCGCCCGGTAAAGACATCGGCGTATATGCCGGCCATAGCCGCAGGCGCAAAGACTATCGCATTCGGTGACTTCTCCTATTACTGGATCGCAGACAGGCAGGGGCGTTCCTTCAAGCGCCTGAACGAGCTGTTTGCAGCCACCGGGCAGGTGGGCTTCCTTGCCTCGCAGCGTGTGGACGGCAAGATGATCCTTGCGGAAGCGGTGAAGGTGCTGGTGCAGAAAGCCGCTTCCGCAGGCTAATGGGAAGGGAGGCGGCAGTGATGGACATGGACGCCCTGCTTGAGAAAGTGAAGAAGAACCTCATACTGGAGCATTCGGCGGATGACGCGCTTCTGAAAAGCTATATCACCGCCGCCGTCTCCTATGCGGAAAGCTACCAGCATATCCCGGAAGGGGCTTACAGTGGAAAGGAAATGCCCGCCACCACGGAACAGGCGGTCATCATGCTCGCCTCGCATTTTTATGAATCGCGGGACGGTTCCACGGGAGGCTTTTTTGCGGACAACACAAACGCCGCACAGCAGGTGTGGCATACGGTGGACCTGCTCCTGCGGCTGGACCGGGAATGGAAGGTGTAGCGGATGGGCTTTGGGAAGATGGACGCATTCATTGACATTGTCCGTGTGAAAAGGGACACGGACAGTGAAGGGTTTAAGAAAGACACGGAGGAAATCCTCGCTTCGGTCCGGGCATACCGGGAGGGGCGGCACGGCAGCGAGAAATGGGCGAACCGCGCCGCCTTTTCCTCCGCCACGGACCTTTTCCGGCTCCGGGTAATTCCAGGGCTGGAGGTCACGACTGACATGGTGGTCTTGTGCGGGGAGAGCCGTTTCCAGATTTCCTCGGTGGAGGATGTGAAAGGGCGCGGGATGTACCTGGAGGTACTGGCGGAGGAGGTGAAAGCCGGTGGCAAGGGCTGACGTGAAGCTGCCGGAGGAGTTCCTTTTAAGGCTCTCCCGGCTTGGGGATAAGACGGATGAAATCTGCGGGAAGGTGCTGGAGGCCGGCGCGGAGGTGGTGGAGGCGAAGGTGCGCTCCAACCTGCAGGCAGCCATCGGCAGCGGGACAAAGGAGCCTTCCCGTTCCACCGGGGAGCTGCTTTCCTCCCTTGGAACTTCCAGGCCCCTGCAGGACAGGGACGGGAACTTCAATGTGAAGATCGGCTTTTCCGAACCGAGGGGCGGCGGGGGCAGCAATGCGAAGATTGCCAACATCATCGAATACGGCAAAAGCGGGCAGCCGGCAAAGCCGTTTCTGAAACCCGCTAAGACCGCCACACGGAAAGCCTGTGTGGATGCGATGCGGGAGCGGTTTGAACGGGAGGTGGACAGATTATGAGTTTGCTGTCAGAGATAAAAGCAGTGGCAAAGGGGTGCGGCATCCCGGTGGAGACCGGGGTATTTTCCGGCACGCCGCCGGACTTATACCTGGTGGCCACGCCCCTTGGGGACAGCTTCGGTCTGCACGCCGACAACGCGCCGGAATACGAAACGCAGGAGGCGAGGCTTTCCCTGTTTTCCAAGGGAAACTACACGGGGCATAAAAAGAAGCTCGTAAAAAGGCTGCTTGCAGAGGATTTTACCATTACGGACAGGCGGTACATCGGGCATGAGGATGATACCGGCTTCCACCATTACGCCATTGACGTGGCGAAACTGTATGGATTGGAGGAATGACATATGGCTACGATTGGCCTTGACAAATTATTTTATGCGAAGATCACGGAGGATGAGGACGGCAATGAGAGCTACGCCACGCCTGCCTCCCTTGCAAAAGCGATGACCGCCGAGCTGTCCGTGGAGCTTGCGGAGGCAACGCTGTATGCGGACGACGGGGCGGCGGAGATCGTGAAGGAGTTCCAGAGCGGGACGCTTGCCCTCGGCGTGGCGGACATCGGTCCCAAAGTGGCGGAGGACCTGACCGGGGCGAAGATTGACGACAACAAGGTGCTGGTCTCCGCATCCGAGGACGGCGGCGACCCGGTGGCGGTGGGGTTTAGGGCAAAGAAGGCAAACGGGAAATACCGTTACTTCTGGCTGTACCGCGTGAAGTTCGGCATCCCCGCCACCAACCTCACCACTAAGGGCGAGAGCATCGAATTTTCCACGCCCACCATTGAGGGGACGGTGCTGCGCCGGAACAAGGTGGACGGCAAGGGGAACCACCCGTGGAAGGCGGAGGTTTCCGAGGATGACACGGGCGTTTCCGCTTCCACGATTGCGGACTGGTACAAGAATGTATATGAGCCGTCCTTCACAGCCCAGGAGGAATCCGGCGGCATGGGCGGGACAGAATAAGGAGGTTTTGAGGCATGGACGGAGAAAGGACAGCAGTGGTTACTATCGGCGGGACGGAGTATGGAATGCTCCTGACCACGAGGGCGACAAAGGAGATCGCAGGACGTTACGGCGGGCTGGAGGACCTGGGCGAGAAGCTGATGAAGTCGGAGAACTTTGAGATGGCGCTGGATGAGATTGTGTGGCTGATCACTCTTTTATGCAACCAGCCGGTTCTGGTACACAACCTGAAAAACCCGCAGGATAAAAAGCCGGAGCTGACTGCCGAGGAGGTGGAGCTTTTAACTTCCCCTCTGGAACTGGCAGGCTATAAGAACGCCATCATGGAGGCCATGTACAAAGGCACGAAGCGGAACATCCAGAGCGAGGAAAATACGGGAAAAAACGGGGCAGTCGGGTAAGCGAGGAAGAACTGTTTACCCGGCTTTTATATTACGGCGTTGCACAGCTTCACCTTTCCATGGATGAAACGTGGCTGACGCCGTTTGGCCTGCTTATGGACCTTTGGGAGTGCCATAAGCAGTTCATGGGCTTTGCGAAGCCGAAGCGGGAGCTGACCATTGATGATGTGATACCATACGGCATTTAAGGGAAGGGGGTGCGGCTGCATGGCGGATGATTTTGGGCTGCGGATAGGCGTCGAGGGCGAGAAGGAATTCAAAAAGGCGCTGGCGGAGATCAACCAGTCCTTCAAGGTCCTCGGCTCCGAGATGAAGCTGGTGTCCTCGCAGTTTGACAAAAACGACAGTTCCGTGCAGGCGCTCTCCGCCCGGAACACGGTGCTGAATAAGGAGATCGATGCGCAGCGGCAGAAGGTGGAGACCCTGCGCTCCGCCCTGCGGAACGCAGCGGAGTCCTTCGGGGAGAATGACCGCAGGACGCAGAACTGGCAGATACAGCTCAACAATGCGGAGGCCGCCTTAAACGGCATGGAGCGGGAGCTTTCCCAGAACGAGCAGGCCATTGAAGCGTTAAATAACCAGGAGGAACAGGCCGTGGACGCCACGGAGCGGCTCACCCAGGAGATTTCACGCCAGGAGGGGGAACTGGCGGGCTTGAAACGCGCCTACTCCAATGCCGTGCTGGAATACGGGAAAGGCTCCAGCGAGGCAAGGGAGCTGGAGGGGCGCATCGCAGAACTTTCCGGGGAGCTGGAGGAGAACCGTGACACGCTGCGGGAGGCTTCCGACAGCACGGAGGATTTTGGGGAGGCCATGGAGGACGCCTCGGACGGGGCGGGGAAACTTGGCTCCGGCCTTTCTGCGGCGACGGTCGCCATGGGGAACCTCATCTCCTCCGGCATCCAGGCGGCGTTAAACGGCATCAGGGAATTAGGGAGCGCCATCTGGAACCTTGACGAAGCCACGGAGGAATACCGGGCGGCGCAGGGCAAGCTCACCACGGCTTTCGAGGCGGCGGGGTACAGCGGGGAGGCGGCACAGAAATCCTACACCGAGTTTTACAAGATTTTAGGCGATACGGATACGGCAGCCGAAGCCTCGCAGCTACTGGCGCAGCTTGCGGAAAATGAGCAGGACATCACCAAATGGACAAATATCGCGGCGGGCGTCTGCGGCACGTTCGGTGACGCCCTGCCAATTGAAGGGCTGATTGAATCCGCCAATGAGACCGCCAAGGTGGGGCAGGTTACCGGCTCCCTTGCGGACGCCTTAAACTGGGTGGGGATCAGCGAGGATGAATTCAATGAAAAGCTGGCCGCCTGCTCCGGGGAGAGCGAAAGGAACCGCCTCATCATGGAGACCCTTTCCGGGACGTATGACGAGGCAAGCCAGGCGTTCTACCGGAACAACGAGGCGCTGGTCGCCTCAAGGGAAGGCCAGGCGCGGATGGATGAGACGCTGGCGGGGCTTGGGGAGACCATCTCCAACGTGAAAAATAACCTGCAGGCGGAGTTCCTCCCCGCCATTGCGGACGTGGTTTCCTCATTCACGGACATGGTGAACGGCGTGGAAGGAGCGGACACGGCATTTGCGGAAGCAATCACGGGACTGGTAAACACGGCAGTGGCCATGCTGCCGCAGTTCGTCAGCACAGGCACACAGATGCTGACATCCCTCCTTTCCGGCATCATCCAGAGCCTCCCGGCAATCGTGGAGGCGGCGGTGCAGATTGTGTCCACCCTTGCCACGGGCATCGGGGAATCGCTGCCCACGCTGGTGCCTGCCATCGTGCAGGCGGTCACCACGATTGTGCAGACCCTTGCGGATAACCTCCCGATGATACTGGATGCGGCTCTGCAGCTTATTATGGGGCTGGCGCAGGGACTGTTAGATGCCATCCCGGTCCTGACAGAGGCACTGCCGCAGATCATTGCCTCCATCGTTGATTTCCTGATTGGGGCAGTCCCGCAGATCATAGACGCGGGGATACAGCTTCTGACCTCGCTGGTCTCGGCTTTGCCTGAGATTATCACGGCAGTCGTGGCGGCAATCCCGCAGATCGTAGACGGGCTGGTGACGGCGGTGCTTGGGAGCATCCCGCAGCTTATCGATGCTGGGATGAAGCTATTGATTTCCCTGATACAGAACCTGCCGCAGATCATCACCACGGTGGCGGGCGCGATCCCAAAGATCGTGACATCTCTGGTGAACGCCATTGTCGGGAACGTGGATAAGATCATCCTTGCCGGCGTGAAGCTGCTGGTTTCCCTGGTTAAAAACCTGCCGCAGATCATTGTGTCGATTGTGAAGGCAGTGCCGCAGATCATAGCGGCGATTGTGAAGGGATTTGCCGGCGGCGCGGCGCAGATGGCAGGCATCGGCCTGAATTTAATCAAGGGAATCTGGAACGGCATCGGTGACGCGGCATTCTGGCTTTGGGGCAAGGTCAGCGGCTTCTGCTCCGACCTCATGGGCAAGATCAAAGGCTTCTTCGGCATCCATTCCCCGTCCACGGAAATGGCGTGGGTGGGCGAGATGCTGGTGGAAGGTCTGGCAGGCTCCATCGAGGACAACGGCGGAGAGGCGGTAAAAGCCGCCGAAGGGTTGAGTGAGGGCATCTCCGATGTGATGAACGGGCTGGCGGAGGACATGAAGACCTCCATCCCGACCGATTTCAAGCTGGATGCGGACGCTTCGGTCCGTTCCGTGACAGACGGCATGGCAGGCATGAAGGGAAGGGATATGTTCGGTTTCGCTTCGCTCATCACCGTCCAGCAGATGATCGTCCGCAACGAGGATGACATCCGCAAGATTTCACAGGAACTTTACAACCTGATCCAGACCGGCTCCCGTGCGGGTGGCCGGATCATTACTGCATAGCATTCTGGTGATATGTCAAGAACTTTTTGAAAAAGATTTTGATATGTTTTTCAGAAAAAAGGGTAACCTTAACAGACCTTCGGTATATTTTCTACAAAACCGAATATCAGTTCGACTCGATATTATATTCGGTGTCCAGCTTTTCGCCGGTGTACAGTTGATTTTTGACCAGCAATCCAAAAACGAGTCGTACAAATTTACGAGATGTAAGCGCGAGTGCTCTTTTGTGCTGATGTTTGGTTACCTCAGCATATTTTCTGGCATAGAAATCAGCATATTCAGGGATGTGCTTCCTGACGCTGTTTGCCGCTTCGCCAAGATAGTAGCGAAGATAGGGATTTCCGGCTTTTGACATTTGGTTGTCCTCGGAAGTGAAATCTCCGGAATCACCCTTAGGCCAGTAAAGCCCGGCATATTTGGCAAGGGCATCGGATGAATGAAACGCGGTTATATCGCCTATTTCTGACAGAATCCCGGATGCCCATACCGGACCTATTCCAGGTATGGACTGAAGGACGATCAGGGCGTTAGGGTTCATTCCATTGATGCATTTTTCAATCGCCTGCTCGATCAGCCTGATTTCTTTCTGATAGGCATGGATGCAGTTAAATGAGCTTGCCAGTGATATGTTCAGTGGTTCGTACATGCACTTGTCTAAGCGGTAGGAATCCCTGGCTGCCTTCCGTAAAAGCTCGGAAGTTTTGGATATGTCAGAGATGCGGTTTCTGCTCTTTTCCGCAAGGAAAGTAAGCAGCTCCTCTTCCGGCATATCCATGATCTCCTGTGGTGACAGAAATTCCGTCAGGACAGCTGAGGACGTGGCGCCATAGAGATTGCCAAAAGGCTTATCATCACCTTCAAGGAGCTGAAGCTCACTGAACTTCAGATAAAGATTAGACACCATATAGGTTTTCTCCCTGGTGATGCACTCGGAAAGGTGCGTACGGTGCCTTGTAAGGCGTTTCAGGGCTATAAACTGCCCGCCGCGCCATGGCTCCAGCCTTTTGGTACGGCCCACCCTGCCAAAGTCCGCAATGAGATACGCGTCTGTGGGATCGGTCTTTTCCATTCCGATATAGGACTTTCGGTAATTGGAAGTGGCCTTTGGGTTTACACAGAATACGTAAGGCTTGTAGGGCATGAGAACCTCGCTGGAAGCCAGGAAGTTTGAAATATGTACGCTGTACACAGAAGTGGATTCCAGTACGATAAGAAGCGTATCCAGGTTTTTATGCTTCCGCATACACTCAGCGATCATAATCACAAGTTCATCGGCACCAGGCTGATTATTGCCAAATGATGATGAGATATATCTGTTTTCCTCAAAGTCCATAGCATAGACAGCATTGGTCTTTGAGCTTACATCAATACCAACAAACAAGGTGGACATATAGTTGATCTTTAACATGATATCACCTCCATTCGGATCGGGATTTGTGAAGCCTGAAGCAAAAGGTTTATCCTGTGCTGCATACGGTGACCGAAACCTCGCGCAATGAGCATGCACCCAGTCAGCCTTTCTTGCTGGGGCTAACGGCTGGGGATGAAAATTCTGTGTCAGCGGAATGTGCCGTATGTGCCAGGCTGAATGCTATCGAAGCAGTCTCGGACTAAGCCGGCTGAAAGGAGAAACAGCAGTGCCTTCGGACATCAGACTCTACCTGATATCATACCACAGGATCTACCTATATTGAAATGTAACTATCAACTGTATAGATGGGAATCGGGATGAGGGGAGCTCCTCTTAGATGTCCTTACCATTTATACCAAAAAAAGAATAAGTCTGTAAGCTGTTTTTCTTACTTACAAACTTATTATACGAGGAGGAATGATTTATGGCAGGGATAGTTTTAAGAAAGACCGGAGTGGTATTGCTTACCATATTGAAATGGATATTACAGGCTGCGCTTGTGGCATTGAAGCTGGTGCTTGGGATAGCTAAACTGTTCCTGCTGTTGCTAACCCTTGTTATGAGGCTTGTACTGACTATGGTAGGCGTTCCGGCAGGCAGGCGCTAAAGGAGGTGAAAAATATGTGGATGTTGAAATTCTGCAAGGCATATGCCAAAGATAAGAGAATGAAAAGGATGCTTGCATACTTGGGCAAGTTTAACAAGACAGAATTATAGGAGGAAACAATGCACAGAATACGGGACAGTCCTGAACTGATATGTGTCCCGTGCAGATTATACAGAGTCTGCCCATAAGGGAGAGGACATTGGCACACGGACACAGCCTGCCTTTTCCTTATGGGGAAAGGAAAGGTGATTCATATGAAAAAAAGATTATTTCTGATTTTATCCGTAACTATCATGCTTGCTGCCGGATGCGGCAATAAAGACAATATCATGCCTGATATGGAGACGGAAGTAACTGAAACAGTAATAGACACTGAGGAACCGAATATGGCGGAGGATAAAGAAGTACCTGCTGCAGAACAGGCAGAAGAGAATACCGAAAAAGAGCAGACAAAAAAGGAAACGACGAAAGAAATGGAGCAGGCAGAGGGGGACAAGGAGGCAGAGGAAACGCCTGAACCCAAGTCTGCAAGCCAGCCGGAGCAGAAAGAGGAAACGGAACCTGCACAGGGCAGTACAGACGTGCCAAAGCAGGAAGAAACGAAACAGGAAGAAGCAAAGCCGGAAGAGACGAAACCGGATGAGCCAAAGCCGGAGGAAACAAAGCAGCAGGAACAGACAGTGACCGCAGTATCCTATGATCCCGCTTCCGTATGCAGTAAGGCAGTTGCAAAGTGCCAGGCAGGAGGGATGATAACCACTACGGACAACCTTGCAAACCTGCTGGCGGAGGGAAAGATAACACAGGAAGAATACAATTCCTATTATCCGTATGATGGATTGGGATATTACAGCGTTTTTGTGGAGACTGACTTGAATAAAGCGTCCACCACGTCCGGCAGGAAACTTGGCAGTGAGGAGGAAATAGCGGATTATATTGCGGGGATGATGCTGCTGGAAACGGACCCTGTGTTTAATATCGAGTATGCAGGAGTGTATAACCTGAACGGGACAGACTTTTATGAGTTCCGCTGTTACAGGTAAGAGGGCATACCGAAGTATGGAAGAAGATGAAAGGAATAGAACAGAGTAACAGTAAACGGAAAATGACAAGCCATTTTATATGACTTGTCATTTTTTTGGTGTGCCCGGTGGGCATACGTTCTAACGGGTGAAAGTCCCCAATCCGCCCGGCAGTGGGA